CTCAGCGGTGTACGGTCCCTCGAAGCATATCTGCTTTTACAGTCGCATGGGCCAAGCGCACGCCGGTGCATGGGTGCACCGCTACCGTGCTGCGGGTTATCGCTTCATCGAAGGTGACGCCTCCGCTTTTGATTCGACACAGAAGCATTACATTGGCAAGACCCGCATTGAGATCTATGAAAAACTTGGCCTACCTGCGCACATTAAGGCCATGTTGGTGAAACGCAACGACCAGAAGAAGATCATCTTTGCGGACGGCACGCAAATGTCCGTTGTCGGACAAACGGATTCCGGGGCTCAGGATACCAAGTCAAGCAATGACCTGGCCAATGCGTCCGCCCTCATTGCCTGCCTGTTCATGATGATTGGGTATCCCGTTGACGGTCTCGACCAGGCCATACGCTCCAACTTATCGCACGAATTCCCTTTCTTTGCCGTTATGACGAACGGTGACGATAATGTCGTTGCAATCCATCCGGACATTGAGCTAGATCTTGACTTTCTTACGCGTCTGGTGGCGTCCATCGGGTATCGGTACAACTTTATCGACCGACATGACTTTCCCGCGTTGACGTTCAACTCGGCGATCTTTTGGCCCGCCATACTCATCGAGGAACTGATTGACGGTGACCGACCCTACGCCAGCGCTGGTGAGACGTTGGCACTTTTGCCTTCCGTCGGTCGCACTTTGGCACGTTTGCCATTCAGTTGTCAAGACTTGGCCGACTCTCAAGTGCGTGGCCGCATGATCGAGAAGTGTCGTGCCCTTGCGGCCTTCGCATACGCCGTACCTGTCTTGGGGCAAATCGTCACGCACATCGCTCAACTACCCCTTGTCCCTTCTGAGGTATCGACCAATCCTTATGTCCCGGAGTACGACTGGCCCACTCGATTGCCCCTCCAATTCAACCAGGTCCAGATGGAGGCATTCTTCTACGACCGGTATGGCGTCGACTACACAATTGAGGAACTCGTGCGAGACTACCTCCACGCGTTTTACGAGCGCAGGTCGCTGGGCGACCACCCTGGCTTTGTTGCCATGGCGAAATTGGACATGGATTTGTAACCCCGTTTCGCCTCACTGACCTTGGCATGTCGTTAAACTGCCATCTTCGACCTCAGCATGTCGTTAAACTGCTTCGCTTCAACGCGCCCTCGTCTCTGATTCTTCTTCAGGCGTGTTGAGACCTCCTCGCCTCTAGGTTTTCTACTTCATTGTCTGAGCCTCCTTTTCCTCTATTTATTATTTAGAGTGTTTTTCTTTTCTCTCCCCTCTCCCCACGCACCACACATGCCCCGTAAGCATACTCGCCCGCAACCCGTTTACGTTAAGCGTAACCCAAATGGCAAAGGCCATACTCGCGTTGAGCGACCCGAGTCCGCCACTTCGATGCACAACGTTCGGCC